AGAGTGTTCTAACACGTTCTTAAACCACTAACCTTTTAATGGAGGATACAACAATGGCTAATACAGAAAGACAAATCACAGTAATTCTACAACATTTCGTAAGGGAAACAAGCGAGAGTGAAGAAGCAACCCACCATTTTGAGATTGATTTTGACGATGCGTTAATGCTCTGCATCCAAGAGCATATCGGTGAATATATCAATCGCTTCCACAACCTACCACCCCTAACATCTGATTTTGAACTTAATAGAATAGAACCTATTGATAGGTCAGGCAGAGCTATTTCAACAAGACTTGTCTTTGATGTTATCTCAAGAGGTGTATAACATGACAGATGAAGCAAGTTTTGAAGAAATTGAAGCAGAGATTGAAGGAATGCTGGTTAAGAAATTACATACAGTTGAACAATGGGCATTAGCAGTGTACGATACAGAATACGAAGGTGATCTGACGAAAGAGGAATTTGTTGATGAAGTTAGATCGGAAGCACTCAATAATGTTGGCCAGATGTTCAGGGAATATACATCTACACCATTAGATCCATGTGGTGTTGAACATAAAAGAAATTAAATGGAGGTAGGTAAGATGGAATATGATCCAGTATCAGGCGAAATGAAAGATCATCCAAGCAGTTTCTCAATAAGAACCAAACCAAAAGTTGTACAGAATGATAAGTATATCACAATACTGAACAATAGAGGGAATTTTAATTTTGAGAAAGCTGGATGTACAACACCAGAAGCTATTCTGCATGGAGTAATGTATTTGTGTCGATTTGGATGGTCTGATACCCAGCAGGTATATGAATTTGTAGAGATGGCAACACAGAATGCCAGCATAGATATTGAACCTAAACCAATAACAGAAGATGGAGGTTAAAATGGCTAATGAATTAGTTGGTAAATATTTTCATTCATTCACAGAAGATAGGAAAATACGTTGGCAAGGGCAGATAATAGCAGAACCAAAACAATACTATTATATAGTACAACTTTTTAGTTGGATAGATGGAAGAGAAACCAACCAAGAGATTGTTGAATTTAAAGATATAGTAGATTGGAAATTTTATGACTCTGCCCCTATTATGTGTAGTGCGTACAAAGACTAACTGCATTTGCTGAGGTGCCAGGTATGACTGGTTAAGGGTCGCTCATACCGACCCAACCTCAGTGATTTCAACCCTGTATGAGAGGAAAAGACAATGAATGATTTAAGAGAACAAATCAAAGCACGTTCAACAGACACCTACCATAGATACCTAACCTTAGACAAGAACAGCAAAGCAGTATGTCCCTTCCATCCAGACACAGATGCGAGCTTATCCGTGGATCTATCACAAGATCGTTGGAAGTGTTTCGGATGCGGGGCAAAAGGTGACAGCTTCACTCTATATGCAAAAAAACATGAATTGGATGTTAAGACACAGTTTCCAGAAATCTTAAAACAGATGGCAGAAGACCTTAATATTGATACACCTGATGAAAAGAGTTGGGGTGATGAAGTTAATCACTTTGATTACCTTGACGAAGATGGACAAGTTGAGTACAGGGTGGTGAAGTATGCTAATGGGAAATGTATTCCAAATAGACCTGATGGCAATGGTGGTTGGATAGCAGGTATTAAAGGGTATGTTGATCCAATCCTCTACAATCTCAACCAACTGACAGCTAAAGACAACAAGGACAAAGCTATACATATTACTGAAGGTGAAAAGGACGCTGATACGCTAATTGCGTTGGGATTATTATCAACTACTAACGCTTTAGGCGCACTATCTTGGAAGTCAGAGTACAATGAGTATTTCCAAGACAGAGATGTTGTGCTGTTTGAGGATAATGATGATGCTGGCAGGGAAAGAGTTGGGATGATAGCCAACGACCTTGCTAACATTGCCAACTCTATTAAAGTAATCACCTTCACAGATATGCCAGCTAAGTCAGATGTTACTGATTGGCTGGATTCTTTAACCAGTGCATCTAAATTAAGGAAGCAGATGAGACTTGGTGCTATAATAAAGACAGCACCTGAATGGCAACCAAGTGCAGAATTAAACACAACCCCATCTAAAGTTAAACTAACAGCTATATCACTTAATGAACTACTCAACACAGATTATCCAGCTATACAAGAAGTAATTGGTGATGGTCTTTTGCAAGAGCAGGGAGGGATGATTTTTGCAGGTGAGTCTGGTGCTGGTAAGTCGATGATGGTTATGGAATGGTGCCTTCATTTAGCAATGGGTATCCCTCTATTTGATGGTTTATTCGCAGTACCAAAGAAAAGAAAGGTACTTGTGTTCCAGAAAGAAAACACAAAACTCCAAGTCAAATATAGGATGACGAAGATGATTGAGAGTATGGGAATCAATAGTCTACCTGAAACCATCTACTTAGCTAACAGACAATATAGGTATGATCTACAAAGTAATGAATGTGTAGAGGATATGATTAACTTAATTAAGCACTATGATGCTGATGTGTTCATGATAGATCCACTTAGTTCTTTTCATATGGTATCTGAAAATGATAATGTTATGATGAGGGCTGTCCTTGACCAAGCTACATATATATCCAGTATGACGGATGCAGCGAGTATAATCATTCATCATTATGGAAAACCTGGAAAAGATAAAGCTGATGAGTACAGACTTCGAGGTGCCAGCAGCATCAAGGATTGGGCTGATACAGTGGTAGCTCTCTCAAAAAAACCAAGTCAAGAGGATAAGATCATAAGGCAGATAAGATTTGATAAAGTACGAAATGGAAGACAGCCACGACCTATATTAATAGAGAGGGATGATAGATTTATATCCCATGTCACGGAGGGTGAGATGGTAGTAACACCTAAGCAGATTGCAGATATAGTAGCAGCAGAGTTTGGCGGTACAGTTCAGAAGTCAGGACTGTTGGTAAAGTATCTGACTGATGGGTTTGATTGTAGTAGAACAACAGCCTTCAAATGTATCAAGAACGCTGTTGATATGGGAACCATCAAGCAGGTAGATGGAGTTGGTAAAACGAAGATGTATGTTAATTTATAGTACAGATGGTTTATAGTATAGCTGTACCATAGAAGGTATGTTGTACTATAATTTATGTAAGAGTTTCAAGTAGTTATTATAGTACAACTGGATTAAGGTACAGATAGGTTGCTGTACTATAATAAGTATAAGGATATCAGGTAGTTAATTATAGTACACATAGTCCTATATAGAGTAGTTATCTGCTGTACTATAACTTACAGAACCAAATGATTGTGAATCTTTAACTGATATGGAGGTAGTAAGATGGCTGAGCATTGGAGTAGTAGGTTGGATATAAATGAAGCAGTAGTTGTTGGCACGTTAATAGACTATGAACCTGAACCTGCGTTAGTTGGAAGAGTTGAGTATATGTTGGGACTATCATGTGAGTTGATTAAGTTACCATACCATACGTTGGCTACTGGTTATGAGATGGCACGTTCATTCGTAACTAAAGCACGATCACTATGTGCTATGGCTGTGTAATAGCTGTGTCATGCACTTAAACGAGCGAAGCGAGTTGGGAATGTGTTGGAAAATATGACATCTCATGCTTGTTGTCTGGAGTAGTACCACATTAGTACCACATTTAGGAGGAATACCATGATCCAAAAGAAGATCCAAAAGCCAGCTAAGATTGATAAAAGATACCAACAGTCCAAAGAGTTGGAAGCAGTAAAAGATGGGTTAACAAGCAACCCAAAAAGTGCTGCAAAGGTACTGTTGATAGAGCTGATAGCACGTAATGCTGTTATTGAGAAGGCATTGTTTAATCGTGCTGTGAATGATGGGTTGTTAACTGAGAATGGTAAACTAAATCCAGCAGTAGATAAACAAATGTTAAAGTTTCAAAGTGCTGGGAAGTCTGCGTTGGTGGAATTGTTAAAGTTAGGTGGGAATAAATCTGGTGAAGATGGAGTTGAGAATATTTTTGAGGATATCTTTAAAGACGAAGATGAGTAATTTGGTTTATGTCAAAAAACCTTGAGAATTTTTGAGCGTTGTAATACATGAAAAACCTTGAGAATTTTGGACCATAGTAACGTGCGGGCGGGTGTGTGTGCGGATACGGGCGGATGTGAATTTCCCCTCAACTATACTGATATAATTATATCCGTTAAAATATGTAATATTCACCTTGTCAAATCGTTCAGGCTGTTCGTTCCTATTATTTAATAGGCTACCTATCCTTTTTCCGTTTCCCGTGCCTTCTCGTGTATCTGAGGGGCTTTTAACAGTATAGTAATCAATATATGATAGTGTCAATATTGAGGTGTTGTTACTACCGAATACACGCTTTAAACGATTTGAATAGCTATTTCCCATTTTTTGTGTCCTGTCCTTTTCCTGTTAAAAGTTGCTAAAAGTATGGCTGTTACTTTTCATTATACACTATTTTCAGGAAAAGTCAAGGTTTATTTTCAATGCAACTCACTAATGCCATATCATTATGAGGTAAAGCGGTGAAATAGCTACTAATCTTTTTTTTTGTAAAAGTTGACTCAAATAAGGCTATATATGATAGATTTATAGCAATATAGTGGCCGACCTGCCGAAACAGAAAAGGGCAAAAGGGTAGGGTACACCACCTCATATAGAATTAAAAATTAAAAATTGCAAGAGAGGTTACTTAGATGAACATAAAAGAGAGGATGGAACAGTGGTCACAGAGCAGTCCTGAAGGATTTCTTAGCTGGCTTGATGATATAGAGCCAAGGATACTTCAGAATAGCAACTATGTTAAATTTGTGCCAACTGATAAACAGCTATCCCAGATCAGGGAGATACTTAAACCTGCCCAACAGCGTATTGTAAAACGTGAGAAGACCACTAAGAGGATAGTCAAACGTGCTAAGAGTGCAAGGGCACCAAGGGATGAACGTAACCCGCCACAGAGGGATACTGGTGATGATGAACCCAAACGCATAAGGCGTTCCAGCTTTGCAAGGTCACTCTCAATTCTCATAGAGCCCCGCCGCCACGGGAAATCTACTGTTTTTGCTTTAATCGTACTCTGGTTGGCGACTTCTCGGCAGAACCAAACTATCCAGGTGTTGGGAAATTCTGAGGCCCATACTCGGAGGGTTCAGTTCAATACTATAAAGAAGATAGTCAGAAATTCACCTAAGCTATTGAAATTAATACCTGAAAAGGATATGTTTGTATTTGAAGTACTGTGCAGGCCACAGGGTTCAGTGATCCAGATGGCCCCTGGGAACAACGTATCGGCCAGTTTTGGTGACCGCTTCACAGCCCTTTGGGTGAGTGATTTACACGCAGCCATAGACCTTGGGCCATACAATGCCATGCAAGCCAGCCTGTTGGACAGCGAAGACTCACTCCAACTTATCGATTCCAACGTAGACTCCATAGATGGCCAAGTACACGCATTACAAAAAGAAAGTGAAACAGATCGTTCCATATACTGTTCATGGACTCATTACCCAGATGTGGAAGAGTACTGTAAGTTGGCTCCTGCTTGGATTAATAGAGCCAAAGCCCGTCGAATGGAAAAGACCTTGTTGGAACCAGATTTTCGTAGAGACATACTTGGTTTGCGGAGCGATGCGATCAACGCGCTCTTTCCAACTGCTGTTATTGAGATGTGTAAAAGCCCATATCATATACCTGTTGAAGATATCCAATCGTTGGCCGCCGGACGTGCATACCGTATTGGTGGGGGTTTGGATCGTTCCAAGTCATTGCTTGGTACTATAGGCGGTGGGGATAACTCCATCTGGACGTGCGTTATGAAGTGTGCTAACCCTGAAAAAGATGGCGAGGCTGAAATATTCGTGCTGAACCAAGTTAACATCATTCCCAACACGGGTGCCAAAATAAAAAAGGCGATCTTAGAAGACCATAAACGCTACAAACTTGACAACTGCATTCTTGAGGACTATGAAGTGAGCGATATTTATCCTTGGGTACAGGCACAAGGTATCAAAGTAGAAACCATGTCACCACATTCTGTTGCCCAAAACAGTTCTTTCCCAGAGCTTAGTCGGCTTGCCAAGGAAGATCGTTTAAAATTTCCTGCTACATTGAAACGCCTTATAAGTGAGATGCAGACCTTTTCCTATGTTAAAGCACCTCGTGGATCTGGCTACTCTTTTGGTCACAGCACCAGATCGCAACATGACGATACGGTGTATAGTTTGAATTGGGCCATATACAGCTTACGTGCTCAAATCATTAGCCTTTTTAATATCAACCATATTTTATGTCAGAGTAAAGCCAAGAATAGAAAGTTGTGTTATCTTTTAGGTGGAAATACTCGTTTATACTGTGCTGATAGTTGTCATTCAGCCCAAGAAGTTGATGATATGTACAAGCAATTTATAATTTACCAGCTGGATTCTGAATTAGAAATAAATGAATTTTTTAAAAGCTATGTAAAATTAGTGGGTTCACGCATATATAGGTCAATATAATGTATGATATATTAGAAGAAAGTGAAGGAACCCAAAAAAAAGACTTGACAAATCCAAAAAGATATGGTATGCTCTTGGGAAGATACCAACTCCGGTGTTGGAACTGTAACAAATTGCTTGGAACGGGGAAGGTAACTGAGGGGCATATGAGTATTAAATGTCCCAAATGCAGACAGTTTGTAACAGTTGGTATCTATAATGCTTCACTTGCTACTCTTGCACTTGAAGTACTAATCTAATAAAAAGAGCCCTTTAGAGGCCATTTAACTGGATTTTCACCAGATTTATGGCCTTTTTTATTGACATCAAATAGAGGATATCAAGATGCTTTGGAATAGCGTAGCAGCAGAAGCCATCGAAAAGATGTTTAAATTAGCACAACAGTCAGAAACAGACGCACGTAAAGATTCGTGTATCAAGCGACTCAGTTTTTACCATGACGAAATGAATGAGTACGTTAAAGATATGCTAATCAAACATCATACTGAACCTGATCTGTTTGAACCGTGCTTCTTTAATATCATTAAGAAAATAATCAATCAGCTTGCCCAAGTATACTTACAAGATGCCAAGAGAAGCCTCGCTGATGCTACTGAACAGGATAAAGTTGCTTATCTTGCTATGGTGCAATCCTCAAATCTTAATGTCAAGATGAAATTGGCGGATCGGTACACAAAATTACTCAAGACCATACTTCTCAGACCAATATGGAGAAATGACAGAGGCATGGATTTGGATATTTTAACAGGTGATGTTCTGGACGTGATGGTTGGGGATGTGCCTGATGAATTGCAACAAGTTATGGTAACACATTATCCAGAAAATGGGAAAATAAATGATGTCACCTATTCATTATGGAGTGCTGAATCATTTACAAGGTTGGATCATAACAAAAATGTTCTGTCGAAAGAGCCTAATATATATGGTGTAGTTCCCTTTATACCTGTTTGGGATTCATACCCTGCCACAGGTTCGTTTTGGTTACCAGGTGGTAATGATTTAGTATCTGTTCAGGAAGCCATAGCATTGAAATTGACTGATTTGATGCTCGTCATTGAGTACCAAGGATTTGGAACGCCAGTTATGAAAGGTATGCCAGCTGGTGGTAAGATGGCTATGGGACCACATAATGCTATTGAGTGTGGTGTAGATGGTGATTTCACTTACGCAAAATCAAATGCACCTATCAAAGCCATACTCGAAAGTATTCAATTCTTGGCACAGCAAGCGGCTTTGACCAACGGATTAAGTGCTGCTTCTATGTCAACCAAGCCAACTCAGGAATCTGGATTAAGTCGTATTTCCGGCTCAGCAGAGTTGATGGAACTAAGAAAAGATTCAATCTCATTGTTTGGAAGGTATGAAAGACAGTTGTTTGATATGCAGAAACTGATTT